GACCTACAAAAAACGTGGGGGTACTTACAGTAAGGGAGGTTCAGTTGCATCGAAAGTCAAGACACGTACTAGAAAGTCGTAGAGGTTTTGCTGAGGGTGGATTAACTCAATGGTTCAAGGAAGACTGGCGTGACGTAAAGACAGGTAAAGAGTGTGGTCGCAAAAGTGTTAAAGACAGCAGCAGACCCTACCCAGCTTGTAGACCAGCAAAGGTAGCAGGTAGAATTAGTAAAGCAGAAGCAGCAAAGAAGACAGGACCAAAGAAAGTTAAATGGTCTGTAACAGCATCAGGTAAGAAAAGAAAATGAGCCTTATTTATTTTAAGATAAACTCAGATAATGTTGTAACAGAGGCAGAATACTTTGACGGTGATGTAACTGCACAAAGTACTTTTCCTGCTGCAAAGTTTCTTACAGATGGTAACAAACCTTTAGCAGAAGAAGACTATGAAACTGTACCATCAGATACTTGGATAGATACAGATACTGACTTATTAGAACAAAGAAGTAGTCCTGTTATTGACAACATAAATGGATGTGTATATAATCATGGTAATAAAACATTTTCATAAAAGGAAAGTATAATGGCAAAAGGTGTTCCTCATTATTTTAAAGATGGTACTGAGCATAAGGGTGGTATGCACAAGATGCCTAACGGACAACTCCATTCAGGTAAGACACACGGTAAAAATAGTAAACAATTAGTTCACTTTAAAGATTTAAGTGCAGCAGCTAAAAAGAAAGCAAAAGGGAAGAAGAAATGAAAAAGATGAACGAAGGAATGAAAGCACTAAAGAAAGAAGCACCAGACGTAGCTAAGAAGATGGGCTACATGTATGGTGGCATGGCTAAAAAGATGGGCTACGCTAAAGGCGGCATGGCAATGTGCGGTGCATCTAATCCTGCTTCACGTCCAATGAAGAAAGGTAAGTAGCATAACGGATATGCAATAATAGGTACTACTACTTGACCTATATTTGAGTATAACTATCTCCGCACACAAACACAGGAGATAGTGCTATGAAAAACTTACTAAGAAGAATGTGGGATGCCCACGTAGTCAGACAACAAAAACGTGCAGACTTTAGAATGCTACACATGTTGGATGACAAACAACTAAACGATCTAGGTATAGGTAGATCACAAATAAGGAATGCAATATATGGCGAGGAATCTAACAGATAAACAACAAAGATTCTTAGATGTATTATTTGATGAAGCTAATGGTGATGTTGTCGCTGCTAAAAAGTTGGCAGGTTACGGTGATAACAGCAACACTGCATCGATTGTTGAATCTTTAAAAGATGAGATTGGTGAGAAGACTCGTACATATTTTGCACGTACTGCACCTAAAGCTGCTATGGCTATGGTTGGTGCGTTGTATGATCCGACAGAGCTAGGCATTAAAGAAAAGATGGTAGCAGCAAAAGACTTGCTTGACAGGGCAGGACTTGGTAAGGTAGACAAAGTAGATGTTACTAGCGGTGGTGGAATCTTCTACCTACCACCCAAAGAAGGTGAAAACGAATAGTACCACAACGAGAGTTAGGCTATTGGCAATTACCCAAACCGCCTAAGACACACAATAAACAATGGCACAAGATTGTCAGGCTAACTAAGAAGATACCATTTGGTTATGAACTAGATCCTGACAATGATAAACTACTTGTACCTGTAGAACATGAGTTAGAAGCTTTAGAGCTTGCAAAACAACACCTCAGACAGTATAGTTACAGAGCAGTAGCACAGTGGCTGAGTAAAGAAGCAGACCGTTACATATCACACATGGGTCTAAAGAAGAGAATAGAAGTTGAGCAAAGACGTAGAAAAGCATCTATCACTAAACGTAAGCTTGCCAGGTGGCTCGAAGAAACGCTTGCGGAAATCGAAAAACTCGAAACACAAGGAGTCGGTGCATACGCAGAAGCCAGCGGAGATAGAAGCCCCCCAGCATGAACCTATCCCAGCGCAGGTAGTAGCAACTGATTATGACGTTGAAGAAGCACAGGAAGTCGTATTCAAACCCAACCCAGGGCCACAGACATCCTTCCTAAGTTCTTCTGAAAGAGAAGTTCTATACGGTGGGGCAGCAGGTGGTGGTAAATCATANGCTATGTTGGCAGATCCATTACACGGCCTAAACGATCCAAACTTTTCTGGACTCCTTGTACGACACACAACTGAGGAACTAAGGGAACTAATACAAAAGTCACAGGAGTTATATCCACGTGCAATACCAGGAATCAAATGGTCAGAGCGTAAGTCACAATGGACTTCTCCTAAAGGTGGGCGGCTATGGATGTCGTATCTGGATAAAGATACCGATGTCACACGATACCAAGGACAGGCTTTCAACTGGATTGGATTTGACGAACTTACTCAATGGCCTACACCTTACGCTTGGGATTATATGAGGTCACGTCTTCGTAGCGCACACAGTAGAGAACTAGGACTATACATGAGAGCTACAACAAACCCAGGTGGTGCTGGACACTCTTGGGTTAAGAAGATGTTTATAGATCCTTCACCTGTAAATAAATCTTTTTGGGCAACAGACATTGAATCAAGTAAAACAATCGTATACCCTAAAGGACACAGCAAGGAAGGTCAGCCTCTATTCAAGCGTAGGTTTATTCCTGCATCTCTCTTCGATAACCCATACCTTGCCGAAGAGGGTGACTATGAGGCCATGCTCTTATCACTACCAGAGCATCAGAGAAAACAACTCCTTGAAGGAAACTGGGATATCAACGAGGGAGCAGCATTTCCCGAATTTGACAGAACTGCCCACGTTATCGAACAGTTTGAAGTGCCTAACTCATGGGTACGCTTTAGGGCTTGCGACTACGGTTATGGTTCCCATACTGGTGTTCTTTGGTTTACTGTATCTCCTGATGAGCAGCTTATAGTTTATAGGGAGATGTATGTCTCTAAAGTCACAGCTACAGACTTAGCTGATATGATATTAGAGGCAGAGGTACATGACGGTGGGATGAGATATGGTGTGCTTGATAGTTCTTTGTGGCACAACCGTGGCGATACTGGGCCATCACTAGCTGAACAAATGAATATGAAGGGTTGTCGATGGCGTCCTTCTGATCGTTCACGAGGCTCACGTATCGCTGGAAAAAACGAAATACATAGGCGTCTAAAGGTAGATGACTTTTTAGAAAAACCTATGTTAGTATTTATGAATAACTGTACTAATACAATAGCACAGATACCAAGCATCCCATTGGATAAAAGAAATCCAGAAGATGTAGACACAAAAGCAGAAGACCACTTGTATGATGCATTAAGATATGGTATAATGACAAGACCAAGAAGCAGCATATGGGATTACAACCCTGCTAAACAACGAACAGGATTCCAAGCTAGTGATTCAACATTCGGATACTGATGTAATAGAGTCTTGCCCTAAGTGCGAGATATCTTACAATAAGAATATGTGGAACGATAAATGTCCTAACTGTGAAGAGCAAGCTGCTTTTAATAACGGACCTTGGAGAGAAAGGAAGACAGCTAATGGCTGAAGAAATGTTTGAGACAGATGATGTTGTAGCAGCGGAGGATGCTGATGACAAGATCTTTGAGGAAAAGTCTAGTGTAATATCTTTTGTAAAGGATAGATACAAAAGAGCAGAGGATCACAGGTATGCTGATGAGCAGCGTTGGTTAAAAGCTTATCGTAACTATCGTGGTATATACGGAACAGATGTAAAGTTCACAGACACAGAGAAGTCTCGTGTATTTGTTAAGGTAACTAAAACCAAAACATTAGCAGCATACGGACAGATAGTAGATGTACTATTTGGTAACAACAAGTTTCCTCTATCTGTAAACCCATCTGTTTTACCTGATGGAGTAGCAGAGTCTGTACATATAAACATAGATCCTAATGCAACGCAAGCAGGAGAGGCACTTAGTGCAGTTACTCAAGACCCAGCACCCAAGCCTTATCTAATAGATGGAGACACTACTTTACAGCCAGGAGAAACTCTTGTTGACTTACAGTCAAGATTAGCTGGTATTAGTAATAAGCTAGAACCTGTCAGTGAAAAAATAGTAGAGGGAGATGGTACAACAGCAACAACAGTAACATTTCATCCTGCTATGGTATCAGCTAAGAAGATGGAAAAGAAGATACATGATCAGCTACAAGAGTCTGGCGCATCTACTCATCTAAGAAGTATGGCATTTGAAATGGCACTTATGGGTACAGGTGTGATGAAGGGGCCATTTGCTGTAGACAAAGAGTATCCTAACTGGGGTGAAGAAGGTGAATACGATCCTTTAGTTAAGACAGTACCAGAGTGTAGTCATGTAAGTGTTTGGGATTTTTACCCTGATCCTGAAGCTAAGTCTATGGAAGATGCTGAGTATACTGTACAAAGACACAAAATGTCACGCACACAACTACGTGGACTAAAGACACGCCCATACTTTATGGAAGACTCAGTGCAGTTAGCCGTAGACAAAGGACCAGACTACACACAGAAGTACTGGGAGATGACTATGGAAGATGATGACACTCAGCCAACGTCAGAGCGTTGGGAAGTGTTAGAGTTCTGGGGTTTTGTTGATACAGATCTACTAGAAGAACATGGAGTAGATGTACCTAAAGAGTTATCAAACTTAGATGAAGTTAACTGTAATATATGGGCATGTAATGGAGAAGTGTTACGTTTTGTACTAAACCCATTTAAGCCTACACGTATTCCTTACTATGCTGTACCATACGAGCATAACCCATACTCTTTCTTTGGCGTTGGTATTGCTGAGAACATGGATGATACACAGACATTAATGAATGGCTTTATGCGTATGGCTATTGATAATGCTGCACTATCTGGCAATCTTATTATAGAAGTAGACGAGACTAACTTAGTTCCAGGACAAGACCTATCTGTGTATCCTGGCAAAGTGTTTCGCAGACAAGGTGGCGCACCAGGCCAAGCTATCTTTGGTACTAAGTTTCCTAATGTGGCAGGGGAAAACATACAACTATTTGATAAAGCGAGGGTACTAGCTGATGAGTCTACTGGGTTCCCGTCTTTTGCTCATGGTCAAACAGGAGTTTCTGGAGTAGGGCGTACTGCTTCTGGAATCTCTATGCTTATGTCTGCTGCTAATGGTAGTATTCGTACCGTTGTTAAAAATGTTGATGATTATCTTATAAGACCTTTAGGTAAAGCATTCTTTGCATTTAACATGCAGTTTGACTTTGATGAAGGTATTCGTGGTGACCTAGAAGTTCATGCATCAGGTACAGAGAGCTTGATGGCTAACGAAGTACGTAGCCAACGCTTGATGCAGTTCTTGCAGGTTGCACAGAATCCAGTACTTGCACCGTTTGCTAAGATGGATTATATTATAAGAGAGATTGCAAAGAGCATGGACTTAGATCCTGACAAGGTTACTAATTCTATGGCAGATGCAGCTATACAGGCAGAGATCTTAAAAGGTTTTCAAACACCAGCGCCAACACCAGAAGAAGGTGTAGCTGGCCCTGAAGGTCAAGGTCCACAATCTGTGACTGATACATCTGGAGGTGGAGGATCACAAATAGGTATGGGTACAGCCCCATTGCCTGAAGAACAAGGATTTACAGGTAATGCACCTCAAGCAGTTGGTTAATGATAAAGAATGTTACGAACAGTTTCAGGAATATATAGATAAATTGATAAGCATGAGACAGCGTTCAATAGAGACAGCTAATGACTCTACCACAATGTATAGACAACAGGGTGCAATAGACGTACTCAGAAAGTTAAAGCTACTGAAGGAGACAGTAAATGGCGCTTGAAGATCAAATGGAGATGAGCTTTGGTAATAAAGGAATAGATCCTATATCTGGTAATGAAGTACCTACAGGATCTCTCCCAGAAGAGGTTCGTGACGATATACCAGCGCAACTAAGTGAAGGTGAATACGTTGTACCTGCTGATGTTGTTAGGTATTACGGTGTTAAGTTTTTTGAAGATCTACGCATGCAAGCCAAGACTGGTTTTGATGATATGGCAGCTAATGGTAGAATAGGTGGAGATCCTATTGAAGGGGAAGAAGACCTTGATATAGACTTGTCTATGGAAGATCTTGAAGTTGTACAAGGTATGGACGATGGTGGTGACGTAAGCAAAGAACCTAAGTTTAAAAATCGTTATGAAAAAATTATGTACTACTTATCGCAGTTAATGAAAGAAAAAGAAGAAGAAGAGAGTAAACTAAAAGGACCGTCTATAGCAGAGCAAATAAACTTCGGTGGTAAGTTTGATGAAGGTGGAGATGTGTTTGCTCAAAAAGGTGGCTTCGATATGTCAGAAGCTGGTAATGTTGCACAAGGAGTAACAGCTACTTCTGCTTTTGAAGCACGTACTTACATGAATGATGCAGGACATAAAATAATTATTATGTTTCTAAATGGTGAACCTGTAACACCTATTCCTGATGGATACTATCCTGTAGGAGATACTGTAACAGGGACTACACAAGCACAACCTTCTTCAGGTGGCGGCGGTGGAGGTGGCGGCACTTCAGCAGCAGCACCTACCCCCATAAACTATAAAGAGCTATCCTTAGATGAACTAAAAGAAATGGTAAATGGTCAGAAGAGTTTAGGATCTAAATTGGTAGGTGCTACTGTCTTTGGCAAAATAGCTATGTGGGATCAAACACGTAGAGTTAAAGAAGAAATAGAACGTAGAATAGGTGACCCAGCAACGACTGAAGTAAATAAGATGAGACTAGAAAACTTACTAGATCTTTCAAATAGAGAAGAACCTGGGTTAGTTAAAACAATATTTGATAAAGTTACAGGTAAAGAACTATCAACACTAGCATCTCAAATACCAAAACCAAAAACTAGTGATGTAGATTATGCTGACCCTACTATGGCAGGTGGTAGCCCCTACGTACCAGGTGGCGGTAATCCTTACACACCAGAAGTTACTCAATCAGATGCAGGTCTTGATCCTGAGATTCTGCAAAAAGTAGAAGCGGCATCACAGGCTGCAGCAGACAGTGCCTTTGGTGGAGGTACATATGATGAGGTTCCTGTTAATCCTACATCAAACACTCCGACTCCCTTTACTCCTAGTAGACAGACAATAGATCAACAAAGAAGAAAAGATAGACAAAGTAAGTCATCAAACCTACAAGGAAAGTCTACTAGAAACAAAACAAACACAGCAAAAGTTGCAACAAGAGGATTAAGCAAGGAAGAAAAAACTGGAGGCGCAGGTTTAGATACTAGATTCGGTATGTCAGGTCTCAATAAAGGCGGCTTGATGAAGAATAAAAATAAAAAATCCAAATAACTATAAGGCCACTCAGCTTCGGCTGACCCCAACATAAGGAAAAAACAAATGGCTACAAGTGAAACAGCGAAACCAAACCCTATGGTAAAACCTGATATACCAAAAGTAATGATGGGTAGAGGTGGATACCTAAGTAACGAAGAACGTATAAAGAAAGAAGAAGCTGAACTAGAAGAGTTGAAAAAAGAAGCTAGGGCAGCAGCAGGTATTATAGATGAAGAAAGTACTGAAGATAAACCCAGTAGCGAAGAGCCTCAGACTGAATCAGTACAGGCAGAAAGTGATACCAAACAAAAAGAAGAATCAAAACCAGAAGCACAAGAAGAAGATATAGGTGCTGAAGAGAAAAACTTTAAGAAACGTTACGGTGATTTACGTAGACACACTCAGAAAAAAGAAGAAGAGTTTAACGCAAAGCTAGAAGCACTACAAGCACAGGTAGATAAAGCATCAAAGAATGAGCTTGTACTTCCTAAGACTGATGAAGAGTTAGAAGCTTGGAGTAAAGAGTATCCAGACGTAGCAGGTATCGTTGAAGCTATAGCAGACAAAAAGTCTAAAGCTACAGCTAAAGATCTTGAAGCACGTATGGCTGAGTTTGAAGAGTTACGTATTACAGCTAAACGTGAAAAAGCTGAAGCTGAATTAGCGTCTATGCATCCTGACTTTGTACAGATACGAGAAGATGATGCTTTTCATAAATGGGCAGAAGTACAACCTAAATGGGTACAGGATGCTCTATATGAGAATACTGAAGACGCTAAGTCAGTATCACGTGTAATTGATTTATATAAAGTAGATACAGGTATAGTAAATAATAAGTCTAACAATTCTGATAAAGCAGCAGCTTCTTCAGTTAAGACAAAAGGAGCAGCTAAACCTGAAGCAGATGAAGCCAGTAAGTACATACGTGAATCTCAGGTAGCTGCTATGTCTATAAAAGAATACGAGAAGCGTCAAGAAGAAATACTTGATGCCCAACGTAACGGAAGATTTATTTACGATATGTCAAGAAAATAGTTGACAAACTAAACATTGTAAGTAAAACTATAGCATATACACAACAGTTAATGTGTATGCTTAATCAAGCACTAAGCCACACAAAAGACTTACCCAAAAGAATCGGCCCCATTAGGACTACCCGAAGACATTGGCCTCTTCATGGTGGATATGTAGTGTTAATTCAACGCCATATCTATAAGGAGATTTAACTATGGCTATTGCATCAGCAAGTGGAGGCTTTGACGGCAACTTCAGCCCGATAATGTATTCCAAACAAGCACAGATTGCTTTACGTAAAGCGTCTGTCATAAGCGCAATCACTAACAATTCATACTTTGGTGACATTGCAAATCAAGGGGATGTTGTACGCATCCAAAAAGAACCAGACGTAACTGTTAACGCTCTACAGCGCCACACAGGTATTTCTGTAGAGAAACTAGATGACACTGAGTTCTCACTCACCATTGACAAAGCTAACTACTTTGCTTTTAAAATGGATGACATCGAAGAGCAGTTCTCACACGTTGACTTCGTAAGCCTAGCTGCAGACAGAGCAGCATACAAAATGGCTGACGCTATTGACGTAGATGTACTTGCTTACATGACAGGTACTGCAGCGAGTGGACAATACTCAACTGCTGTTTCTGGTACTGCACAGCACCCAACATCAGGTGAGATCAACGGTGAATTTTTGAAAGTGAACCAGTTGGACATGTCTGACATGACTAACATCACAACTTCAGCTTCATCATCTACAACTGGTGACTCTATTCCTCTAGCACCTAGACTACCAGGAGCAACTTCAAAAGGTACTACAACTGCCTCACCATTGCAGCTTATTGCACGTATGGCTAGACAGTTGGATACAGGAAACGTTGACTCACGTGGACGTTACATGGTAGTTGACCCAATCTTCATGGAAATGTTGAAGGACGAAGATTCACGTCTTCTAAATTCAGACTTCGGTGGAGCAGGTCTACAAAATGGATTGGCTGCTGGAAACATTCATGGCTTTAAAGTCTATGTTTCAAACAACCTACCATCAGACGGTACTGGAGCAGGTACTTCTGGTACAACTGCACAAGATGACAACTTCGGTATCATCCTAGCAGGTCAAGAAGAAGCTGTAGCATCTGCAGAGCAGATCAACAAAGTTGAAAACTACAGAGATCCTGACTCATTTGCAGACATTGTACGTGGTATGCACCTTTACGGACGTAAGATCTTACGCCCACAAGCATTGGTCACAGCACGTTATAACGCTGCTTAATTAAGATAACCTTAGAGGCTGGCTACATGCTGGCCTCTTTGTATGTTTAACAAAAGGACATCTCCAAATGGGAATTACAACGGCAATGTGTAACAGCTTCAAGCAAGAGCTACTTGGGGGTGTTCACGATTTAGATACACACACATTAAAAATAGCTCTAATTAAAGCCTCACCTTCTGGTACATATGGTGCAGCCACTACTAATTATTCAGTAGTTACAGGTAACTCTGATGAGACTTCAGGTACTGGTTACAGTGCAGGTGGTCAAAACTTAGACAGTGCAGCGATATCACTATCAGGTAGTACAGCTTTTGTTGACTTTGCAGATGAAGTATTTTCTACTTTAACAGTATCTGCAGATGGCGCTATTATATATAATGCATCTCAATCTAATAAAGCTATAGCAGTGTTTAACTTTGGAAGCACAGTTACAGCTACTAATGGAGACTTTACTGTAGTCTTTCCAACAGCAGACGCATCTAACGCAGTTATTCGTATAACATAGCAAGGCTTTACAAATGGCTTTTATTCTAAAGGATCGTGTAAAAGAAACCACCACGACTACTGGCACAGGTGCTTTTAGTTTAGGCGGTTCTACTGCAACGTTTGACGCATTTCAAACTTATATGTCAAATGGGGATACTACTTACTATAGTATTGCACACACTACAGTAGGAACAGATGAATGGGAAGTAGGGTTAGGTACTTGGAACACAGGTAACACCTTAACTAGAACAACTGTTTTAGCTGGTTCTAATGGAGCATCAGCAGTTAACTTTGGTAGTGGGTCAAAAGAAATATTTATGACCTACCCTGCTGCTAAAGCTTTGTTTAAAGATGCAAGTGGTAATTTAACTGTTGGTGGTAATCTTACAGTAACGGGTACAACTACTACCCTAAGTTCAACAAACTCTGTTATAGCTGATAAAATAATAGAACTAGGAAATGGAACTAGTGGATCAGCTTCGGGTGATGCTGGTATTGTTATAGAGCGTGGCAGTGATGCTAACGCTTTTATTGGTTTTGATGAAAGTGAAAACAAATTCAAACTAGGTACAGGTACTTTTACTGGTGCTTCTACTGGTGATCTTTCTATAACAACTGGTACTCTTATATCAAACCTTGAGGCAGACAGTGTTATAGTTGGTGGGTCAAATGGTGTAACGCTAGGCCAGGGTTCTGTATCTATAAAGAATGGTGGTTCACAGTCATACGTAGACTTCTATTGTGAAACAAGTAACGCACACTACGCAAGGCTTCAAGCTCCTGCCCACTCTGCATTCAGTGGTAACATTACACTGACACTACCTGCTACTACAGACACACTAGTAGGTAGAACCACAACAGACACCCTTACAAATAAAACACTAGCTGCTCCTGCAATGACAGGTACAACTACTTTTGGTGGTGCATCAGGTGTTAGCATTTCTCAGGGTGCAGTATCCATTAAGAATAACGGAACACAATCTTATGTAGACTTCTATTGTGAGTCCAGCAACGCTCACTATGCCAGACTACAAGCACCAGCGCATTCAGCATTTAGTGGCAATATTACCTTGACTCTTCCTGCTACAACGGATACACTAGTAGGTAAAACTACAACAGATACGTTAACTAATAAAACATTAACAAGTGCAGTTCTTAATACAGCAGTATCAGGATCTGCCATATTAGATGAAGATGACTTTGCTTCTGACTCTAACACAAAGGTTGCTACACAACAATCAATTAAAGCATTTGTTAGCACACAAGCAACAACAGAAGCAATTTCAATGGCAATCGCATTAGGATAGTAAAATGGCAAACACTTTTAAATTACTAACTAGGGATTTAGCTCCTGCCAGTTCAGGCACCCCTGAGACTATCTATACGGTGCCAAGCGGTAGTACTATAGTTATGATTGGTCTTACATTAGCCAATGTACATTCTGCACAAGTTACAACTTCAGTAACCATAGTAAGCACTACAACACAGTCAGGACAAACACAAAATACAACAGCACATTTAATTAAAGATGTTCCCATTCCTGCTGGGTCTATGCTTTCACCACTAGAAGGAAAGATAAACATGAACGTTGGCGACATTCTAAAAGTTGATTGTAGTGTCGCAGACAAACTATCGGTCACAATGAGTTACATGGAGATAACCTAATGGGTGGTTACGTTGGTTCACGAGCAGTAAATCTAAGCACAACAGCGGCTGACGTTAGTGGTAACGCAACTATAGGCGGTAACCTTACTGTCTCTGGAACAACTGTAACTATTGATAGTGCAAACGCACAGACCGTTGATCTTGGAGATAACGATAAGATCCGTCTTGGTGACGGTGATGACTTACAGATTTACCATGATGGTTCACACTCATACATTTCTGACCAAGGTAGCGGGCATTTAAAAGTTTTTGCTGAAAGTTTCTTCCTAAACAATGCAGGAGATACTGAGCAAATGATTGGTGCAACGGTAAATGGTGCTGTTGATCTTTTTCATAACGGCTCTAAAAAGCTTGAGACTACATCTTCTGGTGTAGATGTTAGTGGCACTCTTACGGCTGATGATATTATTCTATCAGACCCAAATGCACCATCTATAACTCTTACAGATACAACTAATACGTTAACAACCCTTATTCAAAGTGGTAACTCTAGTTCTACTATAGGAACTACTACATCTCATACACTTAATTTAGTTACTAATAATACAGAACGTATGGTCATCGACAGCAGTGGTAATGTTGGTATTGGTCTTTCTTCAAGCATTGACAGAAAACTTCATGTTGAAGTAGATAATAATTTTGCAGCAAAGTTTGGTGGTACTGGTGGTGGTGATCATGCAATAGAAATTGGTCAAGATGGAAGCAATGGAAGCCCAGCTTTAAATGCTACTGCTGGTTCTATGAAATTCAAAATGGCTGGCACTGAGGCCATGCGCATCTCATCTGATGGCGATTTGATGCATGGAACTACCAATGCGTCCTTGTTTTCTGCAACAAGTGGAAGTGGTACTCTTATTGAGCCAACAGGCGTTGTTACGATTGCTCGTCAAACTACCGCCGCCACCCAACCTCTATTTATTCTCAATACTACGG